AATGGTTAGAAGATTATTACAAGATGGCCGCAATGCGGCAGAAAGTGAAAGGATAAAATATGACTTTATATTTAGATATGGACGGAGTGATTGCCGACTTCTTCAATGGGTTCGCCCAGAAGTTCGGTAAAGATCATTGGAAACTGATACAGGATAAAGAGAAGGCAATCGCAAAGTTGCGTGGAACTGACTTCTTCAATACCTTAAATGTATTTCCTACATCACAGTCTCTAATCGACTTTGCTCGCTCTACAGGTGATTGGGGAATCTGCTCTTCACCACTAACTGGTGATCGAGATAACTCTGCATACTGGAAACGAGTGTGGTTGACTGATAAAGGTTGGTTGCCAGACATCGACAAACTTATTTTCACTGGTATGAAAGAGAAGTTTGCAACTGATAAGTTGGATGGTTCACCTAACATCCTAGTTGATGATAAACCATCAAACATTAAACGATGGATTGAAAAGGGTGGCATTGGTATCATTTATCAGGCAAATGAAAACAGTCTAGATGAACTGATAGAAAAGATAAAAAAGGAGCTAAAATAGCTCCTTTTTGCTTGACTTTTGTTATGAAAACAGGTAGGATCATAAGGTAAGTGAGAGGAGTGATTCGCTATGATGAATATTGTTGGTTGTATGTTAGCAATTTTTGGACTGATGATGGTTGCTGGTAGTGCTGGTGACTGTGATGGTAAGTGTATAGAGTATGCAAACACTTGGGGCGAAATGTTAATTTCTGGTGCAATTGGCTTGACAATGATGCTGCTTGGTGGTATTATAATCTATGTTGAGAATAAGGAGTAAATTATGAGTGATGTGAAATTTGAAACAGATGTGAACATGAATATGAGTTCACTACAAGGCTATGTTACTACGACATATGACAAACTGGTTGAGATTTTTGGTAAACCAACTTACACTGAGGCAGACCCTTATGAGAAGGTAAACTGTGAGTGGACTGTTGCCGCAGAGAATGAAGACGGTGATACTGTGAAATTCTCTATCTACAACTGGAAAACTGGTTACATTCCTACTGATGAATACCAGTGGCATATTGGTGGATATTCTTGTGAAGCAGATTGGATTGCTAATGAAATTATCAATGGATGAATCAGAATTGCTAGGCAGACGCCTAGATAATGTAAATGAAATGTTGAAACAACCGTTATCTGAATGGGCACGAAACTATTGGATAACGGTTCATCAACAACTTGTGAGGAAACTAAATGTCGAGAATAACAAAGACCCTAACACAACTCGCTCAAGAAATGGGTGAGTCAATTGACAATCTTCCTGTAGAAGTTTTAATGGAGGCAATTTATAATGAGCGGAATGCATCTACTTCCGGCGTATTGGACAACCAATCGAACCAAACGGAAGAAAAACAAAAAGATTAATCCAACCAAATATGAAGCTGGTTGGCGTGAACACAACAAGTTTCTAAAGCGTATGCGATCACCAATTCTTACATTGGATGAGTATATTGATTATTGTCATGGCAAATACACATCTAAATCGGAGAAGTGTTATGGTAGCACGGCAGTCTCCAAAACTGCAAGCTGGGGTTCGACTCCCTGCTCCGATGCCATTCCATCTGTAGGTGACGGTATAGGAAACGCCTACAGAAAAGAAATACCAGTGTATACTGGTAGTGCCGTCATAGGACAGGCATATAACAAAGGTGGACTACAAGTTTTGTCTACTCAAGAAGCAAATGACCCATCAACAGGCAAAAGGAGATAATTATGGAAGGCCCATTGAAGTCTGCGTTTGACAATCTAAAAACACAGGGTGTGGTAAGTCATACTCTGGTAACATATCGTTACAAAGGTGGACAGTTACAGAAAGAAACTATAACTCGCAAATATCAGCAGGATGGAGACTATATTGATTCATCTATTGTAGAACCTTTTACACAAGGGAGTAGTGTATAATGAGCGATACTGTAGACTTTAAACAAACTGAATACCATCAAATGACAATCTACAAAACTATGTCAGTAGACAATTCGTGGATTGAAGAACAGGGCCTGACAGTAGACAGGTTCAAAGAAATTCTATCACATAAAGGAAGTGGTTGGAATGCACCAGAACCATATGGCGAAGAACCTACAGATGAAGAAGATGATATGTTCATGGAAATCGTTTGGGGTGCAGACTGTGTAGATTCTGAAGAGGATTTGTGGACTGACCGTAAGGGTGGTTATGAAATTGATTATGAACTTATTGAGGATGAAGACAATGGCTAATCATGTAAGTTTTTCTGTTCAATTCCACGAAATTAATGATGCAGCAAAATCAAAGTGGAAAGAACTAACTAGTCGTTTAGAGAAAGAGAACTACGAATATTGGATGGGTGATATGTGGGTATACGAAGGTGGGCCTGTATCAGCAGATGATGTTCGTCAGTATTCTTGGACAACAGAACACATCGGCCCTAAGTGGTGTTACATCACAGAATTTGATGAGGACAGTTTCTATGGTTACTCTGCATGGAGTTGGCCTGAGCAGGGATTGAACTGGATTTTGGAAAAATTGTCAGAACTAGACCCTAACCTCATTACATCTGTATCGTTTGATGATGAGATGCCAAACTTCTACGGCACATATACCTATGATGGTGCAGACCTATATGATGGGTTTGAGGATGATTATGATGAACTGATGGAACGCATCTTTGTTGAATATCCACACCTCAAAGAGAAGTGGGATTCTGAAGAAGAAGAATGGAAGGACGATGAGTCTGAAGAAGAGTTTCGTGAAGTCATGTATGATGTAATGCACAATGCTCAAGATGACGATGTTCAAGAAAACATTCAATACATCAAAGAAGGCAGAGAAGAAGAATCAGTAGGATGCTAATGAAACCAGTGGACTATAGAGTCGCCACCTTGTTTGTTCAAGAGCGGCACTATAGTCCAGTTATGCCCAAACTCACAAAACATTATCTTGGTGCATACCATGATGATGAGCTTGTTGGCATTCTCACACTAGGTTGGGGAACAAATCCAATGGGAACAATCAAGAAGATGTTCCCAGAACTAACCACAGCAGATTACTTTGAAATAGGTAAGATGTGTATGGATGAGAAGATGCCACGCAATAGTGAGACACAGATGATGTCTGCCACAATCAAGTGGATGAAACAGAATACACCTAATGTGTCCTACCTATACACATGGGCAGACGGTATTGTAGGTAAGCCTGGATATGTCTATCAGGCAGGGAACTTCTTGTATGGTGGATTTATTTGGAGTGATGTCTATGTCACTGATGAGGGTGAGAAGGTTCACTTTCGCACTATCCAGCGTAAGATGAAGAAAGAGATGAACCGCACAGATACCAAGTATGGCCCTCGACCTAACGATGCCAAGATGGGTGAACTAGGGTTCAGTAGGGTATGGGGTAAGCAATTTCGTTACATCTATCCTATGAACAAACGGACACGCCGTTATCTAAAAAGCGACAAAAGCAACATGGATTGGACATTACCATATCCAAAAGATGCTGACTTACAGTGGAAAATAAAACGGCCAGGCGAGACTTCTTACACGATTACTGATAAGATTCCATACTATAATGGAGCGTCAGTAGACCACAATAGTAGTAATGTAAATAAGGTTGCAGACAAATATGGCACAGCAACGCTTGACAACTTCTTTTAGATGTGACATAAATACTCCTAGACATAGGAGAAAGTCATTGGCATTTAACTATCGACCAACAAATGTAAATGAGATACTTGGTAAGAAGAAGGCAAATTCTGATATGGTTGCCATCATCTATACTTTTGTCAAAAAGACATATGGCGAAACCATTGTCCTAGACCCCACTACACAATTCAACAAAATCAAAATTCCTCGCATTGTAGAGAAGACTGACAACATTGCTACAGTCAAACAGAAACTTGCAAAGGTTGCTGACCTTAAAGGGTTAGATATTTCCTTTGGTAATGGTTCTGGTGCAGGCGGTTCATCTATCAACGCTGCTGAGACTGCAAAACAAGAGAACGCAACACGGTTTGTGTGTGAACAGTTTATTGATGGAGCTCCTGCTGGTATGCCTAAAGGTGATAAGATTGCAGAGATATATCCAAACTACGATGACGATTGGCATGAGACATTCAAACTACAAGCAACCAAACTTAAAGGGTGGTTGGGTTCAAATAAGGGGTATGAATATTCCAGAGATACAGGAATTATGCCTTTCTTAGAAAAGATCGCAATCAACAAGTGTGGAGTATCGACAAAGGACAGTTGGAATCCTGCTGACATTTACATTGTCAGAAAGTTGAAGAAAAGAGAGATTGAGGCAGAGTTGACCAGAATAGGTAATTTGGGTGCTCCTAAACCACAGAAGTTGGATATGCTCAATGACTATATGAGAAAGGTTTTCGTCACAAAAGACTTGGTTGGCATATCTCTCAAAAAACTAGGTAAGACTGCAACGACAGAAGAAACGAATGTTACCAGACAACAAACACTCAAAGATATTAGTGTTGTTGCAAATAGTGTTAAACTAGACTTGGACTTAGCTGCAAATGGTGAGTTCAATACTGGTGAGATGAAAATGCAATTGAAAGTCGGCAATGATATAGTCAATGTTCAGATTCGTGCATTCTCTGGTGGTGTTCGTGAATCCACACAAATGGATATGACAGGCGCTGGTGCCGCAGCGAAACTAGGTAAGGTGTCTGCAAGAGAAGCGATTGATCCATTTCTAAACGCTATGTCTCCAGTTCAGAAACGCCGTATGGGAACTGAACTACCTAAAGTGGGTGCATGGACAGAAGAAGACATAAAGAAATATGTCAATGAGCAGACAAAACTTAAAACTGTAACGATTGGTGGTTCAAGGATTGACTTTGGTACTAACAAGTGGGAAACCACACTACGCAATGCTATCGAACTAGAAAAAGAGAACAATAGAACTGCATCACAACTATCTGCCAAGTTGCAGTGTTTCCAGTGGGTAAAGATTTTTCAAGAAGTAGAAAAGCAAGGCAAACTAAATCAATTCCTATCTGTTTTATATTTTGGTGCAAAGAAACAATATGCTACCGCAGGGCCTTTCTTAAAAATATCTTGACATAATCTATCATATGAGGTATTATGTATATTATGAAAGATGGAAATATAGAAATCACAAAAGAACAATGGAAAAAAGACGCCATTGCAATAGGTGTTGCAATGAATGGTGCCTTTTGGGTTGGTCTATTACTAGGTGATGGAACATTAGGACTTGCACTGGTAGTAGGACTAGTCTCATACATTACAATACGCTATTTTCAAGCAAAGGGGTTGATATGAGTAGCACTTCTATAGATGAACAGTATGTTGTTGTAACAACAATATCACAATTTAAGATTCGTTATGCAGTTCCAATAAGTGAACTACAGAAAGAGAATCCAGATGCACCAGTAGACCCTAAGTGGGCGCTGGATGGTGTGACTTGTCAAGAATATGAGGAGTTCTCACAAGAACACTTGGGTGAGATAATCACTGATTGGTGTGTTGAAGATGAAGAACAAATCCTAGAGCGGTTTGACAAAGAGAATGACTATCTCGCTGGTTGGACTAAAGAACAGAAACTAAAGAATATTCGATATAATGGAATATCAAATGAAAGACGAAATGCAGAAGAAGTGTAATGTAAGATGAAACAATTTCTAATTATTCTTTTGTTTATGGCAGCTGCATTTTTTACAGGTATGGAGTTTGCTTACCAAATCCATCCATATGAAAGATGCACTGTAGACAAAGGATATACAAATCCAGAAGATATTGGTGAGTGTATTTGGCTACTAGAAAATCAACCGGCACTAAGATGAATAAGTTTATGAAAAAGAAATGTAAATTGATGATCGATCCTACCCCAGCAGGGTGGGCATATGGGTTTCCCAAAGCACTGCCAGAAGATGCAGTGATTCACTATGGTGGTGAATGGGATTACGGGATAGAAAAGACTTTGGCCTCACCACGCCGGGCGGCCAACAGGGGCTACCACACGGAC